ACCTGAATTCTTCGACCGGACTTTCAACAATGTTTCCCCTGATAGCCCAGTTGAACAGAATTGCACGGGGCAAAAATGTAAAGATTGCCTTATCTGCTATCGGATTGACAGCGGCATTGATACGATAATTGAGGCGGTCAAGTGACAAATTGCCCACGCTAAACCATCATGACAAATTGACCACACTAAAAGCTATGTTATCCGCTTACGACCTGCCCCCTGCCCCTTCCTATCGGATAGGCGGGGGGTTTTTTTAGGGTATGGGTTCGGGTTCGCGGCGGATTCTAGGTGAATTTTATGCTTTTTCTAGGTGTTTTTTTGTGATATAGAATGGGGGCGGCGCAATGGTGCGACCGTTTAACAGCTTACGAAAGGCTATTAAAATGTTAGATATAGTAACAAGCGATAATGCGGCGTCTAAGGCTATGGCTAAAGGTGCTAATATCTGGGCTACTCATCATGATATAGGGGATTTCAGCCTGTACAATAAATTTACCAAAATCCGGAAATTGCCCATTGATGCAATCGTTCCGGTTCAGGTTTCAGAGTCTCAAACTGTGACTGAGCCACGACCAGTTGGTGGATATTATGCCCTGTTCAATTCGGCTATTAATGAAGTGATGCCCGTTCGACCTGTATCAGAAAGTTATAATCTGGTCAGCCACGATAAGCTATTTGAACGGCAGGCGCAGGTTCTTTTTGATTCCGACCTACCGACCGATGGAAATGTGGAAGTTGTGGATAGGCTATACGATGCCGGAACACGGGCGCATCGTACCATCTATTTCCATGACCTTGCCGCAGGGATTAGTGATGGTAAGGATGTTGTCCGGTGTCGTATCGATGTTTTTAACTCGGTGGATATGTCTTGGGCTTTTCAGGTATTCTCTGGGGCTTATCGTGACCTTTGCCGGAATACTTTGGTCTTTGGCGGTTCGAAGGCGTATCAGCAAAAAGCGAAGCATACGGCTAATTTATCGGTTGATGGTATGATGACGAAGGCAGCTCTGGGGCTTGCCGGATGGACTGGGCAGGTTGACCAGATGCGGGTATGGCAGAATACCGAAATGTCCCGCGATATGTTCGCGTTTATCCTGTCTAAGACTTTATGCCGGAAAGAGAGTCTTGCGACTGAATCCGGTTTAGTTAATCCTGTGAATGAAACCAAGCTTAATTACTTGCTTGGGCTTTATGAGGCGGATGTGGCGGAACTGGGCAACACGGCATGGACGGCGTACAATGCCCTTACCCACTGGTCAACCCATACGAACCACCAGATAACCACTGATGAGGGGAAGACAATACGGGCAGGTAATGATAAGGCTAATCATGCCAACGTCCGGCGTGTTCGAGGCGAAGCTGTCCGGCAGGTAATCGAGTCGGCTTATTGGCAGGAAAGCATGGCGGCATAATGGAAGCTTTATATGTCATTTATCGAACTGTGACTGTTGTCATGCTTTGTTTAATAATCTATGCAATTTTCATCAACTAACCCACGAAAGGAACTAAACCGATGAAATCTTATCGTAACCATGAAAAACTAAAGTTAATCCTTATGGCTATCCGCGAGAATTCCGAAGCGAACGGGCGGCTTGTCAATATGGCATGGCAGGAACTGGGCAAGCCAGTCAAACCCGTAAAAGAGCCAACGGGTGATAGGCGGCGGGTGAATTCCGCAACCAATCCAACTTTGCGGGTGTTGCAGTCTAAAACTTATCCGATATCCGCGAACTATATTGCCAAGAAAACCGGAATGAACTTGAAGGCAGTTCAGCAAAATATCTGGCGGTTGCGTTCTTACGGCTATGATATCGAGACCAGTTATCATCGTTCTAGGAAGGCGAAATATCGCTTGATTGTGGCGGCGTAATCCGCTAATACTTATCGAACGGGGGCGGCGCGGTGTCGCTCCCATAAACCAACGAAAGGAACGAAAGATGATTAATCGTAAAGTAACAGCTACTGATATGGATGATGCCCGTAACATTGTGGCAATTCCCAAGAGTGAGATTGAGGCTATCGCTCGGCTAATATCTGCGTTGCGCTTGCAGGTTGAAACCCTTGAAGCGATTGCAAAGCAGTCTGGTATCGAAACTTGGGTTGATACGAACAAGGTAACGACCCTTGCCGATGAGATTATAAAGGTGAAATGATGGATGCTTTCTTGCTTTTATGTGCGGTGCTTGTGGTGTTAATCTAAGCGAACCGTCCTTAATCTTTTCCTCCCAACTACCCCGCCTTGCTTATTCTTGGCGGGGCTTTTTTTATCCGGCAGGGAATAATCCGGCTTGGGGCTTGTTATCCTTAGGCTTTATCGGGGGCGGTGATATGGGTTGAGATATGTATATCCAACACCGACGGGACACTGGCAGGAATTATCCGGCATGACAAATTGGATTACATGGGCGCGGACGGGTGGGCGCAAGGTATAGCTTGGGGATGCTTTGGGGATGGGTGCAGGTTCGCGGCGGTGATGTCTGGGGTTTCGGTGAGGTCTACTAAAAATATAAATATGGTCTATACGGGCGTACGCAAGGGACACCCCACCCCCATGGCATTTGCTATGCAATCCCGACATATTTTTTAGATTTTAGGGGTTTCTGGGATGGTTTAGCCGCGAACCTGCTGGGGTCCCAGCCGCGAACCTGTAAGGATACAGCCGAGAACGAGGCATAAAAAAACCCCCCCAAGAGAAGCTTAGGGAGGGAGCCTAGCCGCGAACCCCTTAGGTATACAGCGGGGGAACCATCGGGGTGGGTGTATATACTTCCCCGACAGGACTAAGCCTATTGTAGCGTCTTCTGCGGATTTGTCAACCCCCTTTTTCCCAAAAAACACCCCCCCACGTAATTTTTTTATGGGTTCGCGGCGTTATCCGGTTGACAAACACCCTTTACTTCCCTATAATCGAAGATAAAACCCCCAACCCTACGAAAGAAGGATAGCGGATGTTCGCGGCTGCCCTGTTGGTTTGCCCCGTGTTCGCAGCCCAAGAATGCTTGGAACTTACGGACAATAGAGGCCCTTACCCATCAGAGGAAGCCTGTCTCGTTCGCATAGAAGAGATGGTCAATCACGTCAAGACTGTATTACCGCCCCCTTACGTCATCTATTATAAGTGCGAACCTCCCGGAGTAGAACTGTGAACCTCTTACCACAAACCTCAACCAAAAAACCTGCCCTCACCGAAAAGCAAGAGACCTTCTTGGACACCCTCTTTTCGAACGGTGGGGACGTCCACGCTGCTGCTGAGATTGCCGGGTATAGCCCCGGTTCCGTAGGGTGGCTCAAAGACCGCTTGTCAGATGAGATTGTCGAACGGACACGCACCATGCTGTCATCTCAGGCTCTCAAAGCTGCGAACAAGATTGTGAGCCTCATCGACTCCCCCGACATCGAACGTCAGGATACCCTTCGTATGCAGGCAGCCGAAGCCATTCTCAACAGGGTAGGCCTCGGAAAGCAAGAAACCCTAAATCACAACGTCCAAGCAGTTCACGGCGTCGTGCTTCTTCCCCCCAAGAAACAAGACATCGAGGAGGTCATAATTGATGCCTAATTTTAAGAAAGTTTTTGGCCCGTGCCTCGCAAAAGAGTCCTGACTCCCCCAAGCCCTGAAAAACTCGCCCAGCCGCGAACTCGTGGGCGTCCTAAAAAGCTTCCCGGCGAAGAAAAAGGCCCGTACAACACCTCTTTAGAGGAACGGGCAAGGCGACGGCTCCGCCTGAAGCTCCAAAATGCCAAAAAAGGCGCAGATAAGGCCAAAAGACAGGCAGAAGCCAAGAATCGCAAGGTAAAAAACCTAAAAGAGGCGGCTAAAAAGGTAGAAAAAGCCCTGCAAGGGGATAAAACACGGGTTATCGACCAAGGTGACCTCGAAAACCTACCCCCAGCCGTAGCCGACCTCATCGATGACACCCTTGTGGTGTTTAAACCTAACCCCGGTCCACAAGAGGAGTTTCTAAGTGCGCCAGAACAAGACGTCTTATACGGAGGAGCCGCTGGAGGGGGTAAGTCTTTTGCTTTGCTGGCTGACCCTCTGCGGTACTGTCACAACCCTAATCACCGTGGGCTTCTTCTTAGGCGTACTCTGGACGAACTGACCGAACTTATAGACAAGTCTCGGCAGCTCTACCCCAAGGCCTTTCCCGGAGCCACGTTCAGAGAATCTAAATCGACGTGGCACTTTCCTTCCGGAGCCACCATGTGGTTCACGTACCTCGATAGGGATAAGGATGTGACCCGTTTCCAAGGTCAGGCCTTCAACTGGATAGGCATCGACGAGATAACCCAATACCCTACCAGCTACGTCTGGGACTATCTCCGTTCGCGTCTTCGTTCGACAGACCCCGAACTCCAACAGAACCTGTCGATGCGCTGCACAGCGAACCCCGGCGGTGTCGGAGGTTGGTGGGTCAAGAAGATGTACATCGACCGCC